GACACTTGCGCGAACGGTTAATTATGGAAACTAAGAAGCGGATAATCAAACAAATGAAGTCATTAGGCGTATACAATGACGCATACAATGACGTTATAAGCGTATACGCTGATTTATTAGACGAGTACGAACAAGCAAAGGATGGAAACGCTAAAGCGTACAAGATCGCGGATTTGCGCAAATTGATTAAGCAGTACGCGGAGACGCTGAGATTGACGCCGAAGACATACAAAGATGGCAACGAGGACGAAAAGCCAAAAAGCAAATTGGAGGAAGTATTTAACAAAATCGCAAAATTTGAGAATTGCGGTTAAATACGCCGAGGATTGTATCAGCGGAAAGATCAACGCGAATAAATACCGCGTGTTATGTTGTAAACGGTTTATTGATAACTTGAATTCGGGGGAATATGATTTCAGCCCGTCACAAGCTGAAACCGTTATATTGCTAATTGAAGGAACGTTAACGCATAGACAAGGCGAGGCGCTAGACGGTACGCCGTTACGCGGTACGCCGTTTTTATTAGAGGCGTGGCAAAAATTCGTAATATTCGATTTATTGGGTTTTTACCTTAAAGGAACAAAAGCCCGATTATATAATGAATCGTTCATATACGTGCCGAGGAAAAACGGGAAAACGGGTTTTGCGTCGGCGCTGGCGTGGGCGTTGTCGATATTGCAACGGGCGAGCGGTTCGAAGTGTTACATTGTCGGAAATGCAATGCAACAGGCGCGCGAATCGTTCGATTTTATTTTATTTAATATCCGGCAGATGGGCGAGGCGGACGCGTTCCGGATTAGCGACAACACGCACGAGCATATAATAAGCCGTGATTTTGCCGACGGATCAATATATATACAGGCGTTAGCGTCGTCGATTGATAGACAAGATTCGTTAAACGCAAACATAGCGATTGCGGACGAATTGCACGCCTATAAAAACAATAAACAGTACGACATTATCAAAGAGGCTATGAAAGCCTACACCAATAAGTTGATGATAGGCATTACAACGGCGGGCGATAACATGAACTCGTTTTGTTATAACCGCCTTCAGTATTGCCGTAAGATATTGGACGGTACTGTTAAAAACGAACGTTATCACGTGTTTATATGTGAGGCAGACGCAGACGATAACGGCGCGGTCGATTTCACGAACCCAAAAGTTCACGAAATGGCGAACCCGTCCTACGGTGTCACGATACGCCCCGACGATATGTTAAACGATTCTATGATAGCGTTAAACGACCCGCAAGCGCGGAAAGATTTCTTTTCTAAGTCGTTAAACGTGTATACGTCCAGTACAAAGGCGTATTTCAATATAGAGGAATTTAGAGCGTCCGACGCTGGTTATGATTGGACGCTTGAAGAGTTGGCAAAATTGCCGATTGAATGGTACGGCGGTACTGATTTATCTAAGTTGCACGATCTCACGGCGTCCGCTTTATATGGAGTATATAACGACGTCGGAATCGTTATATCGCACGCATGGTTTCCGATAATATCGGCGAGAACTAAAGCGGAAGAAGACAACATCCCGTTGTTCGGTTGGCAAGACGACGGATTGCTGACCATGTGCAACGACGCAACGGTTAATCATGCCGAGGTTGTTAAATGGTTTGTTGATATGCGGAAGAAAGGTTTCCGCATTAAACAAGTCGGACACGACCGAAAGTTTTGTCGGGAGTATTTTGTCGGCATGAAAAAAGCGGGGTTTAAGGTCATAGATCAGCCCCAGTATTTTTACAAGAAGTCGCAAGGGTTCCGGCATATAGAGGAAAAGGTAAAAAACAAAAAGTTTTATTACTTGCATTCCGAGGCATACGAATACTGCGTGCAGAATGTGCACGCTATCGAGAAAACGGACGATATGATCCAATACGAAAAGATACAAAGCAATCAGCGTATTGATATATTCGACGCGTCCGTTTTTGCGTGTGTTAGATATTTAGAGAATTTGGAGACGCAAGCCCAGCTCGGGCAATGGTTGGAAGGTTAAATTATGGCAAAGAAAAGCATATTTGACAGATTTAGGAAACGGGCAAACAATAACGCGCTTGTCGGTTTGGTTGATATGGACAGTTGGCGGGAGATATTGTGCACGGGTTACACGCGGTTAATTGATAGCCCCGAAGTTCGTGTATGTGTCGATCTAATAGCTGATTTAGTATCCAATATGACCATTTATTTAATGGAGAACACCGAACAGGGCGATAAACGCATTATTGACGGATTATCTCGAAAGATAGACATAAACCCCGCCAAAGGCATGACAAAAAAAACATGGATGTATAATATCGTCCATTCAATGCTTTTAGAGGGCGACGGCAACGCGTTCGTTTTGCCGAAATACCAGCGCAGAGACGGCGCCGAATATGTCGCCGACCTCGAGTTCATGTCGCCCGCATATACGACCATAATTCGAAATACAGACGGTTTTACGGTGTCATATAAGGGCAGACAGTACAATCCCGCCGATTTACTGCATTTTGTGCAATCGCCCGACCCGAGTTATCCGACGCTCGGCAGAGGCTACCGCATAAACTTAAAGACGGTCGCGGATAACCTTAAACAGGCGGATGCGACAAAATCGGCGTTTATGTCGGACAAATGGCGCCCGTCGGTCATTATATCCGTTAACGGTATGACGGAGGAAATGTCGAGCGATTCGGGACGCGACAAAATATTAAATAAATACATTAGCGAAACAAACGGCGGGTCAAAACCGTGGGTCATACCCGACGAGCTGGTAAAGGTTGACCAAGTAAAGCCGTTAAGCCTTAAAGATTTAGCACTAAACGAGGCAACAGAGATTGATAAAAAGACGGTGGCGTCCGTGTTCGGGGTTCCGCCGTTTTTTGTTGGCGTCGGAGAGTTCAAGCGCGACGAATACAACACGTTTATACAAACGAAGATTCTGTCAATCGCGATGAGCATACAACAGGAGTTAACGAACAAACTGATTATATCGCCCGACCGTTATTTCAAGTTCAATTACATGTCTTTAATGTCGTACAGTTTAGAAACGCTTGCGAACGTTTACGGATCATGGCACGACAAAGGCATCGTAACAGGCAACGAGGCGCGCGACGTGCTGAATATGTCGCCAAAAGACGGACTCGACGATTTAGTTATATTAGAGAATTACATCCCCGCCGATAAAGTGGGAGAGCAAGCAAAATTAAACGAATAACGACACAAGAAAGGAGGCTCTATATGCAGTATAGGACAATACACGGTTTACAGACGCGCGAAGAGGGCACAACGCCGATTATCAGCGGTTATTTTGCCGTTTTTGACACGGAAACGGAGTTATACAAGGACGTTTACGAGAAGATAGACAAAAACGCATTTGACGGCGAATTAAACGCGGATGTTCGGGCGCTTATTAACCATGACACGACCCTCGTTACGGGAAGAACGACAGCGGGAACGCTGGCGCTTAGAACGGACGACAAAGGACTATGGGGTGACATTAAAATCAACCCCGAGGATACGGACGCCATGAACGCATGGCACCGCGTCCAGCGTGGCGACGTTACGCAATGTTCGTTCGGGTTCGATATTGTGGACGAGGAGAAAGAATACCGCGCCGACGGTTCCGTTTTATTTATAATCCGCAAAATTAAATTATATGAAGTCAGTATTTGCACGTTCCCCGCATATGAGGATACGGCGATACAGGCACGCAAAAAGCAGATTGAAGCAGATAAAAAGCGCATGAATGAGGCGTGGAAACTTAGAACAAAGGAGAGGTTAAAAAATGGCATTAAAAAGGCTGATGCTTGAAAAGGATCTAAGGGAAGCAACCGCAAGTCTTGAAGAATTAAAGACAATCGATTTTAAGACACGCGAGGCAGAACTTGAACAGGCAATTGAAGAAGCAGAAACCGACGAACAGAGATCAACAGTTGAAAAAGCCGTTGACGAGTTCGAGGCGGAGCAGAAAGAAAACGCTAACAAGATCGCGCACCTTGAAGAAAGGATAAGCGAGATTGAAAAGCAGATAAACGAGCTCGACGAGGCGCCAAAAGCCGAAGAAAGAGCCGAAGACACAAAAACAGAAGAAAAGCACGAAAGGAAGGTTGTTTATTCAATGAACAGAAGAGCACTTGACATGGCGCCCGTTGAAACGCGCGAGCGCATCATGCACGACGAAGAAGTAAGAACATTTTGTAATGAGGTTAGAGAACTTGCAAAGCGTGACGCCGGCATAACAAACGGCGACGTCACCATTCCCGTTGTACTGTTAGACCTTATCAAACAGAACATATATAACTATTCAAAACTGGTTAACCGCGTTCGTGTTCGTTCCATCAAGGGCGAGGGCAGACAGGTTATCGGCGGAACAGTTCCCGAAGCAGTATGGACAGAGTGTTGCGCCAAACTTAACGGGCTTGAATGGGGCTTTAATAGAGTTACCCTTGATTGCTACAAGGTCGCGGGTTATATCCCTGTATGTAATGGCGTTCTCACGGATTCCGATTACGATCTCGTCGCTGAAGTCATCGAGGCAATAGGCGAATCAATCGGTTTTGCACTTGATAAAGCTATACTGTACGGCACAGGCACAAAAATGCCTCTCGGTATCGTTACGAGGCTTGCACAGACTACCCAGCCCGTCGATTACGACCCGAAGGCTCCCGCATGGGCAGATCTGCACACAAGCAATATTAAGTCGATCGCGTCCGCAATCGGGCAGGCGTTCTTTAGCGCACTTTTAGGCGCAGTTGCAGAAACTGCGAACCCGTACGCAAGGGGCGAATTGTTCTTCGCTATGAACACAAAAACATATTACAAACTCATGGGTAAAGCTATCGCTGTAAACGGCGACGGCGCATTCGTTGCACAGATCAACGGCAGAATGCCCGTTATCGGCGGTAACGTGGACGTTCTCGAATTCATACCCGACGACAACATCGTTTGCGGTTTCGGTGATCTGTATGTTCTCGGCGAAAGACAGGGCATCACGCTTTCACAGAGTGAACACGCCATGTTTATTGAAGATAACACAGTATTCAAGGGTAAAGCACGTTACGACGGTAAACCCGCAATTGCTAAGGCGTTCGCAGTTATCGGCATAGACGGCGCTACCCCGACGACGACAATGACGTTTGCATCCGACGTGGCGAACGCATAAAAAAAGGAAAATGGAAACATCAGTTTTATTAGATCTTGTAAAAGAAAACCTAAACATAAAAACAGATGTTCGCGACGATTTTTTAACGTCAATAATCAACGGCGTATTAACTGAGTTACAGGACGAAAAGGGTATAACGCTCGATTCGGCAAACATGAACCATGTTATGTTCGTTGTTGATTATTCCGCTTATCGTTACAGATCGCGCGGAGAGAACGGCGCAATGCCTATTGATTTAAGGTTTAGGCTAAATAATTTGTTTATACACAACGGGGGCGCGGATGAGGTATGATTTTGACCTCTCGCTGATAGGCGGGAGCATGGAACGGGATAAATACGGCAATTACGTAAAGAACGAAACCGAAAAGGTCGTTTACTGCGATTTGAGGTCGGTCACCCGTTCCGAGTTTTACTCGTCCGCGCAAGCGGGCTTATATCCGTCCGACGTGTTTATTATTAACGCGTTTGAATATTCGGGCGAATCCGAAGTCGAATTTATGGGCGACCGTTACACGGTCATTAGAACATATAAAACCGACGATGAAACGATCGAACTAACTTGTGAAAAGAAAGTAAAAGATGGCTGACGAGATCAAAACCGCATCGTTTGACGTCGCTTTAAAAAACGTATTGCAGACATACAACCGCGAGGTTGCCGGAACGGTCGAACGCATAGCGCAAGAAATAGCGAAAGAGGCGACCGACAAACTAAAGCAATTATCGCGCGCGGGTGTTTGGGGGCGTAAAGGTCGGCGCAAGGTCGGCGGTAATAGATACGCGAACGGCTGGCGCGTCAAAGCTGAGGCGGGGACGTTCGGGTTTTCTTTTATTGTCTATAACACAAACGGACAGTTAACGCATCTGCTGGAGAACGCTCACGCAATGCGACACGGCGGGACATGGGCGCCGAAACAAAAGCATATTAAACCCGTTGAGGAATGGTGCCAAACGGAATTTGAAAAGCGCGTAAAGGAGGCGTTGTCATGACGTTAGAAAACGTAATAACTATTTTAGAGCAGACAGGCTATCCCGTCGCGTACGATCACTTCCCGCGCGCCGTGCCGTCTATTCCGTATATTGCCGTAACCGTAACAGGAACGGACAACGTATACGGGGATAACGGGGTATATAAACAAGTTATGGGGTTCCAAATCGAGTTATGCACCGAGATTAAAAGCCCCGAACAAGAAAAAGTATTAACTGATGTGTTAGACGCTAACGGTATATGTTGGCAATTATTAAGCGAGGCATACGACGCCGACGACGGCGTTTATTCGCTTTTATATAACTTTTCGGAGGTTTACGAATAATGGCAAATAGAGTTGAATTCGGTCTGTCAAACGTTCATATATTCCCTATAACCATTGGTGAGGGGGGCGTTATAACGTATGGCACAGGACACGCCCTAAAAGGCGCAGTTAATCTCCAGCTTGATGAGTTGGGAGAATTGACGCCGTTTTATGCTGATAATATCGTTTATTATCGCGGGCGTTCAAATCAAGGTTATGAAGGTTCAATGGAATTTGCACTTTTTGACGAGTGGTTCCAGACGAACATATTCGGATTTACTAAGGACACAAACAACGTAATAATTGAAAACGCAAACGATAAACCCGTACCGTTCGCAATGGCATACCAGACGGACGGCGACGGGGACTTCGAATATGGCGTGCTTTATTATTGCGAGGCATCACGCCCCAGCATAAACGCAAGCACAAAGACGGACACAACCGAAGTACAGACACAGAGTTGCGACATTACGTGTTCACCGTCGCCCGATACGCTTAACGTAAAAGCTCATTCCCTTGACGATACACCGTCAAGCGTTATCGAAGGATGGTTTACGGCGCCGTATACACCGTAATCGGGTGAATAATTAGCAAATAGCGAGTTATTGACAAAGGGGCGGGCGTTCCCATCCTCCGTCCGCCCCGAATAAATGAGGAGGGAAAAAAGATGGAAAAAACAATAATATTAAACGGTGAAGAACTGAAACTAAAAGCGAACGCCATGAACCCTATTATTTATGCTGAGGCGTTCACGGATGAGTTTTTCGAGGCGCAAACAAACATTATACAGGC